ATGCCAAACCGGACCCGACCACGGTCGATCGATACCGAGCCGAACTTGCGCGCCGCATGGAACGACTGCGTGACATTGCAGGACCGGCTGGCGTTCATCGGGGCGCATGCGACGGACGAGGCCTGGCGGACGATCCTGATGGCGACGACGCCGCTGGCCCCCCATCAGCAGACACCGCCGGAACCGTGGCGAACCTGGGTGATGCTGGGTGGGCGCGGATCGGGCAAGACCTTCGCCGGAGCGTTCTGGCTGCATAGTCTGGCGGTCAAGGCCAACTACACTTTTGCCCTGGTCGGACCCGCGCTGCACGATGTGCGCGAGGTGATGGTGGAGGGGCCGTCAGGGCTGATGGCCATGGCCGAGGGTCCTGATCGGCCCCGCTGGGAAGCCGGCCGCAAACGGCTGGTGTGGCCGGACAGTGATGCAGTCGCCTATGCCTTCTCGGCGGAGGATCCGGACAGTCTGAGGGGGCCGCAATTCCATGCCGCCTGGGCCGATGAGTTCTGTGCCTGGCGCGCGCCGGGCAAGGTGCTGTCGAACCTGAGGTTCGGGCTGCGGCGCGGCGAGGCCCCGCAACTGGTCGTGACGACCACGCCGCGACCGATCGTGGCGCTGAAGACGCTGTTGAAGGAGCCGGGGACGCGGGTCAGTCGCGGGGCGACGCAGGAGAACGCGGACAATCTGCCGCCCGTCTATCTGGAGCATCTGCGCGACCTGTACGGCGGGACGCGGCTGGAGGCCCAGGAGATGCAGGGGCTGGTGGTCGAGGACGAAGGCGCCCTGTTCCGGGCCGAAGACATTTCGGCGGCGAGGGGTGGGCCCGCGCCGGCGCTGGAGCGGATCGTGGTGGCGGTCGATCCGCCGATCACGACCACGGGCGACGCCTGTGGCATCGTCGCGGCGGGCCGGGCCGACGATCGGGCCTATGTGTTGGCCGACCGGAGCGTGCGCGGGCAGACGCCGCTCGGCTGGGCCCGGCGGGTGGTCGAGACGGCCCGGATGTTTGGGGCCGACCAGATCGTGGCCGAGTCCAACCAGGGCGGCGAGATGGTGCGGACCGTGCTGCAGCAGGCGGGGTGCGAGACGCCGATCAAGCTGGTCCAGGCGACGCGCGCCAAACGCGCCCGAGCCGAGCCGGTGGCGGCCCTGTATGAACAGCACCGGGTGGTTCACTGCGGCCGCTTCGACGCGCTGGAAGAAGAACTGATGGGTCTGGGCTCGGAAGGGCCCGCGCACAGCCCCGACCGGGCCGACGCCCTGGTGTGGGCGGTCACGCAGCTGCTGCTGGGCCAGTCGGCCGGGCCGCGCATCCGACTGATCTGATTTCACCAAAAGGAGCCTGTGATGCCCAACCCGAACGACGCCTATGCGTCGCGCGATCCCTCGCCCGCGTCTCCGGCCCGGCGCGCCGAGGCGGTGACGCCCAGCGACACGACCGATCTGAACGCCGTGGCCAAGGCGCTGTATCTGGGCGTCGCCGGCCATGTGCGGGTGGTGCCGGTGGCCTCGCCCGGCGGGGCGGCGGTGACCTTTTCCAACCATCCGGTCGGCTATCTGCCGATCCAGTGCAGCCGGGTGCTGCAGACGGGGACGACGGCGCAGAGCCTGGTCGCGTTGTTCGATTGAGGCGGCGAAAGAGCGGAGCCGTGCCATGGGCCTGAGCCTGGGCCAACCCCTGAGCTACGCCTCCGCCGCGCTCGCCCTGACGACGAGCGGAGGGGTGCCGGCGCTCGCATGGCGATACCCCACGTCCAACACTCCTGTTCTCAAGGCCGGTGGCGGCTATTGGCTGAAGGCATCCTGACATGACGACTGCGAACGGTATCCTCGACGGATCGGCATTGGCCGACATTCTCGCCGCGACCCCCGCTGATCGCGCCGCCGTCCAGTCCGCGCTTCTGCCCGACACCCGCATCCTGGCCCCGATTTACAAGGGCGGCATCGACGGGACGCGGGTCTTCGTCTGCGGCGACAGTCGGATCGAACAGCTCGCCGGTATTGGCTTCGTCCCCTATGTGGGCGGTCTGCCCGACAGCGTGACGAACCTCTGCCCCGAACTCGCGGGCAAGGACGTCAAGTTCCATAATCGCGGGGGTAACGGCCAGACCTTCGACAACTTCCTCGATCCGTCGTCGACCACGGCCAACACCGGAGGGGTGCTGTGTACCAAGGCGGGCTTGCTGGCCGCGATCGCCGGCGTCGCCAAGCCCGTGGTCGCGATGCTGTATGGCGCGAACGATTACCGCACGCTCGCCGCCCTGGCCGGGTCGGCCTATGGCGACACCGCCCAGCAGACGCGGGCGGCGCTGGACCGGGCCAAGTACGCCGCCCTCGTGCAGGACGCCTATGCGGTGAACCCGAACGTGCGGTTCATCTTCATGATGGGCGCGGCCCACGCCACGACGCCCCTGACCTTCTTCACCAACGGGGTGATCCCGCAGAACGTCATGGACATGTACCGGCTGACCCATCGGGGCGACGTGGCGCTGGGGATCTCGGCGCTGGACGATTACGTCAACGCCGCCGTGGGCAAGCCGGTCAGCCTGATGCTCGATACCCTGCGCCTGGTGGACAGCGATCGCGCCGAGGCGTTCCGCAGCACGGTCAACGCCGACGCCCTGCATCAGACCTTCACCGGGCAACTGCGCCTGATGCGCGCCCTGACGCGCCTGTTCCGGGGCGCACGGTCGGAGAGCCTGACGTCGGTGGCGTCGGCCACGAGAGCGCAATGGCAGGAGCGCGTCTGGGCACGCGGGGGTCACCGCCCGCTGAATGTCGAGATGCTGGAGCTGAGCGGGGAATACGACATCGTCGGGACCGCCTTCGTCAGCGGATCGACGGGAACCTATCTGGACGTCCGCCCCGGCGTGTCCACGGCCGATGGCGACGCGGCCTGGGGGGCCGGTGCCGGGGCCGGATACGGCACTGTCAACCGCCCCGGGCTGTTGAGGGGCGACGTGATCGTCTTCACCAAAACGTCGGATGGATCGAAGGTGATCGTGCCGGTCACGAACCTTCCCGGCGCCAATCAGGGCAGCGGAGTTCTGCGCTGGTCGGCCGGGCCCGATGGCGTGTTCTACAACGGCATTCTGGTCACGGGAGACACGGGCGTCATCTACCGCCACAGGCACGGCTGCGCGCCGAACGCGGACTGGAACGATCAGGTCAAGGGCAGGGGCGCGATCACCGCCCTGGCGGCCTATCCCAACGCCTATCGGGTCTACATCAAATCAGCGAGCGGTTCGGCCATCACGGTGCAGGAGGTGCGCGGCTATGGTCCCTCGGGCCACACCATCACGACGTCCGACGTGCTGGCGATGAGCGGGGGCGACGATACGCTGGTCGGGCTGCCGCTGACGGGGGCCTCGATCGCGGCCGGGGCCAATCCCGGCGAGACGGTCATCACACTGGCCAGCAACAACTGGGTCCGCCTGATCAATGCGCAGGCCGTGATCCTGAGCACGACCTGACCCCCACGCCCTGACATCATCTGGGGCGAACCCGTTGCCGCCACGACGCGGCCGGAAGGACTCAGCAAGGAGCTTGATATGGCATTTCTGAACTGGCCGTCGCGCCGGGCGCGGGCGGCTGCCTCGCCGGCGGCGGAAGAGACCAAGGCCAGCCGGACCGGCCCCCTGATCGCGATGACGGGGGCGGGGCGGCCCCGGTGGACGCCGAGGGACTATGGCAATCTGGCGCGCGAGGGGTTCGCGCGAAATGCCGTGGCCTATCGCTGTGTGCGGATGATCGCCGAGGCCTGCGCGGCGACGCCTCTGGTGGTGTTCGCGGACGGGGTGCGGGACGATAACCATCCGGCGGCGCGGCTGTTGCGCCAGCCCAATCCGGAACAGTCGGGCGCCGAGTGGCTGGAGGGGCTGTATGGCGCGCTGCAGACGTCGGGCAATGCCTATGTCGAGGCGGTCGGAGAGGCTGAGCCCGAGGAGCTGTGGTCGCTGAGGCCGGACCGGGTGCAGGTGGTGCCAGGACGGGCGGGCTGGCCGGACGCCTATGAGTATTCCGTCGGCGGGCGGTCGGTGCGGATCGGGCGGGCGGCGGACGGCTGGATGCCGGTGATGCAGCTGAAGCTGTGGAACCCGACCGACGATCACTATGGGTTTTCGCCCCTGGAGGCAGCGGCTTCGGCCATCGATGTGCACAATGCCTCGGGGGCCTGGAACAAGGCGCTGCTGGACAATGCGGCGCGGCCCAGTGGGGCGCTGGTGTTCAAGGGGGCGGACGGGGAACGGCTGACCGAGACGCAGTTCGCCATGCTGAAGGCTGAGCTGGGCGAGGCCCATGCGGGGGCCGTGAACGCCGGGCGGCCCATGGTGCTGGAAGGCGGGCTGGACTGGAAGCCGATGTCGATGAGCCCGGCGGACATGGACTTCATCGCCGGGAAGCATGCGGCGGCGCGCGAGATCGCGCTGGCGTTCGGGGTGCCGCCGCAGCTGCTGGGGATCCCGGGGGATGCGACCTATGCCAACTATCGCGAGGCCAATGCGGCGTTCTGGCGGGGCACGGTGGTGCCGCTGGCGAGAAAGACGGCCGGGGCATTGAGCGGCTGGCTGGGCGGACGGTTTGCGGGCGTGCGGATCGAACCGGACCTGGATGCGGTGCCGGCGTTGCAGCCGGAACGGGATGCGCTGTGGGCCAGGCTGTCCGGGGCGGGGTTCCTGACGGACGAGGAACGCAGGCGGATGGCGGGAGTGGGGGCGTGATGGACGACATTCGAAAACTGGCTACGGGCCTGGCGGTGGCGCTGGCGGTGCAGATGATCGGCGGGCTGGTCTGGGCGGGCGGTGCGGCGGCGCGAATCGCGACGCTGGAGGACCGGGTGCGGGAACAGACGCTGGTCGCCGAACGGCTGGCGCGGCTGGAGGAACAGGGCGTCGCGACGCGAGCGGCGGTCGAGCGGATCGAGAGGCGGCTGGAGGCTCGGGGATGAGCGGGGAGGCCGGGCATCTCCCTCCCGTTTATGGGGAGGGACCGCGAGCCTTGGCGAGCGCGGGTGGGGCCGTTCAGAGTGAGGTGAAGTTCGACACTTCCCCACCCGGGCTTCGCTCCGCTTCGCCGTCCCTCCCCATAAAGGGGAGGGAGAACGTCGGCACCCTGACGATCCACGGCTACGCCTCCCTGTGGGGTGTGGCGGATCTGAATGGGGATGTGGTGGCGGCGGGGGCGTTTGCCGACAGTCTGAAACGGACAGGCGTGGCCGGGGTGCGGATGCTGCATCAGCACGAGAGCCGCGCGGTCGTGGGCGTCTGGGACGAGATCGTCGAGGACGGGCGCGGGCTGTTCGTGCGGGGCCGGATCAACGACTGGTCGGCGGAGGCGCGGTACGCCCAGGCGCTGAGCCGGGCCGGGGCGCTGGACGGGCTGTCGATCGGGTTCCGGACGGCGAAGGCACGGCGCGACGGGCGGCTACGGGTGCTCAGTGGCGTGGAGCTGTGGGAGGTGTCGCTGGTGACGTTTCCCGCTTTACCTGCGGCGCGGTTTCACGTGGCGGGCGCAAGAGGCGTCATGCCTGGGTGGCCGGAAGCCGATCCCTGATCAGTTTAACGAATACGGGGTCTCCCGTGTACATATCCAGGACGGCCATGGCTCGCCGGGTCGAGAAAATTCCCGGGACGGGAGCCATGTAGGACTGCCAGGAAAACTCGTCGAGCAGGCCGAGGCGGTGCTGGTTCCAGGCCCATTCCCTAATCCGGATCGCCTTGATGACAATCCAGAAGAACCGTCGTTCGTCTTCGGGCGACAGCTTGACGTCGTCACCGATCAGATGCGGATCAATGGCGTGTGTCGTGTAGTCAGAGATGAGCCCGAGGTCTGAATCAAGCAGTCCCATACGGGAGCCAGAAACGATGGCCTTGGTATTCTGGTGAACCTGAGCACCGACGTACCAAAGGCTGACCACCACGGCGACGGCCGCGGCGATGTCGCTGATCGCGGAGATGGCGTCCCAGTCCAGCTGCATCTTTCGAACCAATGACGGACGCCATGCGCGTCCGCCACAGGGATAACACCGGTTCGCCGGCCCCGCCTAGCCGGATGGCCCGGATCGCGGTCGCCAGAAATCCTATTCCGGGGCCGTGAGCTGGGTCAGCAGGCCGTGGATGTCGGGCATGCCCCATTGTTCGACGATCTTGCCGTCGGCCAGCCGGTAGATGGCGACTTCCGAGATTGTGATCTTGCGTCCGGTCGGCGGAATGCCGCCGAAGTCGCCCAGATGTGTGCCGGTGGAAGTGAAGCGAATGACGACGCGGTCGCCTTCGGCGATGATGTCTTCGACCTGTTCGTGCCAGTCGGGGAAGGCCATGCGATGGCGCGCCACCTCGCTGGAAATGCCTTCGACCCCGCGCCATTCCGGCCCGATCGGGAAGTGGCCGACGAAATCGGGCGAATAGAGTTCAGCGGCGACGGCCAGATTGCCCTGGGACCAAAGCTCGGTCTCGGAGCGCATGATGATCGCCTTGTTCTGATCGGTCGTCGAAGTCTGCGGCGCAGGGCCGACGCCGGTCGTGAAAAGGGCAAGCAGCAGGGCGAAGGCGATCTTGAGGTGCATCGTGTCTCTCCGAAGATGCCAAGCGATATCGCGGCGAGACAACCGGCGCAACGCCGTTACGGGAGATGGGTCATGGTCTGAGCCCGGCTGGCCAAGAGGCCGAGCTAGACGCAGTCGCCGGTGCGGGTGGCGGTGACGACGATGCCGACCTGTTCCATCATGGCGGCGGCCAGGCGGATTTGCTGGGTTTCTTCGGGGGTCATGGAGCCGGGCACGGGGCGGGCGTCGATCTTCATCTGGCCGTTGGCGGTGACGGCGTCGGCGGACACGGTGCCGGTATAGGCGACCGTCATCGAACCAGCCGCCCGTTGCGGGTCGAGGCCGCAGGTGATGACGCCGGCGATGGCGTTTCCGGTTCTGGGTTCGACCTTGCTGGTGCAGGCCTCGTGCATCGAGAAATAGTTGCGGGCCAGACGCTCGGCGAAGCGCGGGCTTTCGGAGGCGGTGACGCAGATCTCGTCTTGGGTGCGGCCCGGACCCTGGGCGTATCGGTCAAGGCCGGCGCCGGTCAGGGTGACCTTGTACAGGCCGGGGGCGGGATCGACGGGCGCTTCGGCCGCCGCGTCGCGAGGCTGGTCGCAGGCTGTGAGGCAGAGGCTGCCGAGGACGCCGGCGAGCGTGAGCATCCTGGTGATGGCTGACATGTCCCGACCCCCGCTGGCTGTTGCCGGATCCTGGATCGGCTCCGCTTTCGGCCGGGTGAAGGGGGATGATTAATCGGCCTTGAGCGCGCGGGAACGTCGTGACGTTTCCCGGCCGCGACGGGTTCAAATCTCCCTCCCCCTTGGGGGAGGGCAGGTCGCGAAGCGACCGGGTGGGGGCGGCCGGGCAAGGCCGAAAAGGTCTGAGATTCGGATCGCCTTGCCGTCCCCACCCGGTCTTCGCTGCGCTTCGACCACCTCCTTGGATCGCACGCGATCCTTCGTCGACCCCCGCGGGGGAGGGAGAAGACATCACTCAACAGGAGACACCATGAAAGAGACCAAGACCGCATCCGGTTCGCCGGAGGCGCGCAGTGCCATGCATGAGATGATGGCCGCGTTCGAGGCGTTCAAAGGGGCGAACGATGCCCGGCTGAACGAGATCGAGAAGAAGGCGTCGGCCGACACGCTGCTGGAGGAGAAGGTGGCGCGGATCGATCAGGCGGTGGGGCAGGCGCAGGCGCGGCTGGACCGGGCGCTGAGCGAGGCGCGGCGGCCGGGGGTGGAGGGCGGACGGGCCCCCTCCGTCGGCTTCGCCGCCCCTCGTCGGATCGCATGCGATCCTTCCTCGACCCCCAACGGGGGAGGATTGGAGGCGAAGTCGGCGTTCGATGGGTATGTGCGGACCGGGCGCGAGCTGGGGCTGGAGGTGAAGGCGGGGCTGAGCTCGGCACCGACATCGGGCGGCTATGTGGTGCCGGCCGAGACGGAGCGGGCAATCGAGCGGCGGCTGATGGCGACCAGTCCGATGCGGGAGATCGCCACGGTGCGGACGGTGGCCTCGGGCGTGTTCAGGAAGCCGGTATCGACGGCGGGCATCGCCTCGGGCTGGGTCGCCGAGACGGCGGCGCGGCCGGAGACGGACCCGGCGACCCTGGCGCTGCTGGAGTTCCCGGCGGCCGATCTGTACGCCAATCCGGCGGCGACGCAGAGCCTGCTGGACGATGCCCTGGTCGATCTGGACGAGTGGCTGGCCGGCGAGGTCGAGGACGCCTTCGCGGCGCAGGAGACCCAGGCCTTCGTCAACGGCGACGGGGTGAACAAGCCCAAGGGCTTCCTGGGGTATTCGATCGTGGCGGATGCGGGCCAGACCTGGGGCAATATCGGCTATGTCGCGTCGGGCGCGGCGGGGGCGTTTTCGCCGTCCAGCCCGGCGGATCGGCTGCTGGATCTGATCTATGCGCCCAAGGCCCAGTTCCGGCCGAACGGGCGGTTCGTGATGAACCGGAAGACCGTTTCGACGGTGCGCAAGTTCAAGGACGCGGACGGCAACTACATCTGGGCCCCGGCGACGCGTCCGGGCGAGACGGCGTCCTTGCTGGGCTATCCGGTCACCGAGATCGAGACGATGCCGGATATCGCCGCGAACAGCCATGCCATCGCGTTCGGGGACTTCCAGCGCGGCTATCTGATCGTCGATCGGGCGGGGGTGCGGGTGCTGAGGGACCCCTATTCGGCCAAGCCCTATGTGCTTTTCTACACGACCAAGCGGGTCGGGGGCGGGGTGCAGAACTTCGATGCCTTGAAGGTGATGAAGTTCGCGGCGAGCTGAGGTGATGGCCTCCCTCTCCCAGCGGGAGAGGGAGTTCGCGCACGGCGGCGAAAGCCGTCGTCCTGGCGCGGACGGGTGAGGGGTTACGGTGCGAACCGGCAAGACCCTGACCCCTCACCCTTTCGCGCAAGTCCGCTCGCGATGCTCGCGGGCGCTCAAGCCCTCTCCCGCTGGGAGAGGGATCATGAATCGTGGAGGTTTCCAATGACCGCACCCGTGAGCCTCACGGAGGCGAAGCTGTTTCTGCGCGTCGAACATGACGCGGAGGACGGTCTGATCCAGACCTTGATCGATGCGGCCCGGGAGAGGGTCGAGGGGGAGGTGGGGTTGGTGCTGACCTCGACCTCGGCGGCACCGCTCAGGCTGGCGATCCTGATGCTGACCTTGCGCGCCTATGAGCGGGGCGAGGTGGAGATGTCGATCCGGCCGGTGGAGGCGTGGATCGCACCCTATCGCGTGGTGCGGTTGTGAGAGTGCTCGCAAACCTGCTGGAGCCGCTGGAGGCGGAGACGCCGTATGGCGGGCGGGTGGTGTCGTTTCAGGCGCTGGGGTCGGTCTGGCTGAGGCTGGAGGGGCGACGGCGGCGGCAGGCGACGGAGGCGGGCGTGACCTCGGCGACCGAGGTGGCGACGGCTGAGACGCGCACCGATCCGAGGCTGATCGAGGGCAGGGTGATCCGGTTCGGCGGGGCGGACTGGACGATCGTGGCGGTGGATGTGGACCCGGACCGGCCGGGGCGGACGACCCTGAACCTGGAGCGCAGTCGATGAGGGATCATGAGAGCGCGCTGCAGAAGGCCCTGATCGCGCACCTGCGGGCGGATGGGGCCGTGCAGGCTTTGTTGGGTGATCCGGCGCGGGTCTGGGACGAGGCACCCCGGGGGGCGATCTGGCCGTGGCTGAGCGTCGGGCGGTCCGAGAGCCGGCCGGTGCCGGCGGACGGGTGCGGGGTCGAGCATACGCTGTCCTTGCGCTGTGCCTCGCGGTTCATGGGGACGGAGGAGGCCAGGGCGGTGCTGGCGGCGGTGCGGGCGGCGCTGCACGAGGCGACGCTGGAGGCGGACGGGGTTCGCACCGTGTCGATTCGGGCGACCTATGCCGATGTGTTCCGATCCAATGACCAGAAACGGGTGTGGGGCATCGTGCGGGTGCGCGCGGTGACGGAGGAAGTCTAGGGATTAGGGGCTAGGGGCTAGGGATTAGGTAGAGAGGGAGCTGGCTCCGGGAGGGTGTCTGGGGCTGCTGGCTGCAGCCGCCGATGACCCCCTAGTCCCTATTCCCTAGCCCCTAATCCCTTCTCAGCGTCGATTACGGATACGGGAGAACGAACCATGGCCGCACAACGGGGCAAGGACATATTGCTGAAGATCGAGGGGGCGCCGGGGGTGTTCACGACGGTCGCGGGACTGAGGGCGCGGACGATCTCGCTGAACGCCAGGACGGTCGATGCGACGGACGCGGACTCGGCCGGCCGGTGGCGCGAGCTGCTGGGCGGGGCGGGGGTGAAGTCGGCGGCGGTGTCGGGGCAGGGAATCTTTCGCGATGCGGCCTCGGATGCCGTGATCCGCGAGGCCTTCTTCGATCAGGGGCTGAAAACCTGGCGGCTGATCGTGCCGGATTTTGGCGTGTTGGAGGGGCCGTTTCTGGTCTCGGCGCTGGAATATGCCGGGGACCATGAGGGCGAGGCGACGTTCGCGATCAGCCTGGCCAGCGCTGGGGCGGTCGGGTTCAGCGCGATATGAGCGGGCGAGCGACGGACGGGCCCCCCTCGGGCCTGAAGGCCCTCTCCCCCCAAGGGGGGGAGAATGGCGCACGGGGCGAGGCGGTGGCGGTGCTAGCGGGTGAGCGGCGACGGCTGTGTCTGACGCTGGGGGCGCTGGCGGAGATCGAGACGGCGCTGGGGGTCGCAGGCGTGGAAGGGCTGGCGGCGCGGATGCGGACGCTGTCGGCGGGGGACTTGATGGCGGTGCTGGCGGCGGTGTTGCGGGGCGGTGGCGAGGCGGCGTTCGCGGGCGCGCTGGACCGGGCGGCCGTGTCGCCGGTCGAGGCGGCGCAGGCGGTGGCGGCGGCGTTTGTGGCCTGTGCCGATGGCTGAGACGGGATGGGCAGCGATGCTGCGGACGGCGGTGGCGCTGGGTGTTTCGCCCGAGGCCTTCTGGCGGCTGTCGCTGAAGGAATGGCGGATGCTGACGGAGGTTGCACCGGGGGTGGTGCCGATGGGACGGGGTGAGGTCGAGGCGCTGATGCAGGCGTGGCCGGATGATCCTCCCCCGCTGGGGGAGGTGGCGCGACGCGACTTCGCGTCGTGA